CAACGGAACACCCGCCGCCGGATCTGGGTCAAAAACCGGCAGTAACATTCCGAAGCGTGCCGCCGGTTGCGCTGACTCCATCGCTCAGTTTTTCTTTGGACCGACGCCCATTACCGGCCTGAACGACCTTGCCACCGAAGGAATCATGAAGGCGTGGTCGATTCCTTCGCAGGTCGGAACCACCGTTGACGCCGACCTCATCGAGGACGTCAAGAATATTCAGGAAACCGACTGCATCGTCATCGTGCCAGGCACCTCCATCGTCGTCCGTCTCGGCTCGATTTCCATCGCCGGTTCCGGCGCTGGCTTTGACTTCGAGTGGAGCGAGCAGTGAAAATCCTCCTCGTCGAAGCGGGATACGCCCGGCGCCTCTCGGCGAACACCCGCGAACTGCTGGAATACTCGGCCTCCCTTCCATCCTTGGCCGAACGCCACGCGGCTCGCACCGACTTTTTCGCTGAACTCAAGGCGCAAGGCCGGATCATGCTGGCCCCGAAGCCCGGCCAAGACCCGACCACGCTTTACACTGTGGACTCGGCAGGCGCGGCCCATATCAATATCGTTGGCCAACTCACGCCGGTTGCCGAGCAGGATGTGTGTGGAGGATACACCGCCGATGCTCTGACCGAGTACGGGTATATCACCGCCGCGACCGAAGCGGCCAGCGCCGACCCACGCGTCAAATCCATCACCTACAACGTCAGCTCTCCCGGTGGATACCTTGCCGGGCTCTTCGGTGCTCTGCGTTCCGTCGCTTCGGCAGGCAAGCCCACCCGCGCTGTCGTCGGAGACATGGCCGCGTCTGCCGCCTACTGGCTGGCCTCGGCAACTCAGGAAATCCAGGCCGAAAGCCCCGCCTCCCGCTTCGGGTCCATCGGCGTCCTGGCCGAGGATTTCAACGCCGACCGCGCCCTGGCAGACGCTGGCATCGATCACACGGTTTTCACCTCGACCGATGCCCCTCTCAAGTATGCCGACACCTCGACGGCGGAGGGCCGGGCGCAAGTCGTCGCCGAACTCGACCAGCTTCACGCCGTCTTTCGTTCCCAAGTCGCCGAGGGCCGCGGTGTGACTCCAGACAAGGTCAACTCCGACTTCGGACGCGGCGCCTTGATGACCGCCGAGGCCGCGCTTTCCGCCGGAATGATTGACGGCATCGCATCCCAGCCCGCGCTCGGAAAGACCGGGCTCCAGATTCAGAAGAAAAACGGCGCCGTTGGCGCTTCGGCCGGAAGGCCCATTACATCGCAGGGGAAAAACATGAAAACCCTCGAAGAATTGAAGGCCGAGAACCCCGCCCTCTACGAACTGGCCATTGCGGCCGGTCGTGAGCAGGGCGTCAAGGCCGAACAGGACCGCAACCGCGACCTCGTCGCGTGGTACGGACACAATGCCGCGTGCGACGCCATCGTCGACGAGGCCAGGGCGCAGGGCACGGCGTTTGCCGATGTTCATTCGCGCCTGGCCGCCGCCGCCGCTAAGGGGCCCACCGCCCAGCCCGCCGGAGGCGCGAATCCTCCCAAGGTCGCCACCGCCCAGCCCAAGAATCCCTCGGGCGCCGAGGCCGTTGACGACAACGATCCCGCGTCGGATGCCGCCTTCCTGGCCATGGCCGCGAAGAACGGCTACACCGCCGAACAGGCCCAGAAATATCTGGGCAAAGGAGCCTAGTCATGGCACTGACCGCTTCTCGTTTCTATGACACCGTGGGCCGGACTTCGGTCTTGCGCGGTGTTCTTCCGACTGGCGTCGCCTTTTTCAAGGGCGGCATGGTCCAGTGGGACGCCTCGACCGGGCTCATCAAAAAGCCCGCCGACGTAGCCGGTGAATACGGTATCGGCGTCCTGGTGAAGGACTACCCATCGACCTCCGTCGCTGGAACCTTCTGCGAAATCGAAACCGGGAAAATCTGGATTCCCTTCGCGTCGGCCGCTCAGACCGACGTGGGGGATTGGGTCTACCTGACCGACGACGCCGTCATCACCAAGGCCGCTTTGACCAACGGCGGACCCGCCGGTATCGCGGTGGATTTCAAGACTGGTTTCCTGCTGGTGGACTTCACCCGCGGCGGACCCAAGACCTTGAGCGCGTAAGGTAGAGGAGAAAAACCGAAATGGCTCTGAACAACAGCGCGTACATCACCGCCGAAAAAGTGATGAAGGTCATGTTCAACGAGGCGATTGCGAACTACAGCAACGCGAACGCTTGGGATTTCCTGAACTCCCTAGCGTTCGAAGCCCCGTCGAACGGTGCGGAAGAGGACTACCGCTGGCTCCAGGAACTCCCCGAGTTCCAGGAATGGCTGGGCGATCTGACCTCGTCCGACCTGGCCGACTACGTCTTCACCATCCGCAACAAAGAGTTTGCCGCGTCGGTGCCTATCCGCAAGACGGACCTGGACGACGACAAGATGGACACCGTCAAGCCCCGTATCCAGGCCATGGCCGGCGGCGAGTCCCGCAAGTGGGGCAAGCTCATCGACACCCTGATCCAGGCCGGCACGACCGCCTTGGCGTTCGACGGCATCGCGTTCTTCTCGGCGGCTACGGGTGTCCGGCTGAACAACAACCTGCTGACCGGCACCATCTCGGCGGCTAACCCCACCCTGGCGCAGGTTGCGGCCGACATCAGGACCGTACGGGCCTCGATGCTCAAGTTCGTTGACTCGCGCGGTGAAATCGTGGGCATCGTCCCCGACACCTTCGTCGTGCCCCCGAATCTTGAGTTCCTGTTCCTCCAGTTCCAGAACAGCATGACCGACCCGACCGGCGCGAACCCGAACACGATCAACCCCTACCGGGGATTCATCAAGAATCTGATCGTCGACCCGGGCCTGACCGACCTGAATGACTTCTACGCCTTCGCCACGACCTACGGCGCCGGCGCCATCGTCAAACAGCGCCGGAGCCCGCTCGAACTCTTCCTCGATGACACCCAGGTGCTCGTCAACCGCAAGTTGATTTTCGGCGGCTCGTTCCGTGGAAACGTGGGCTTCGGCCTGCCGATCCTGGCCGCGAAAGTCGTCTCGGGCGTCGCCTGATTCATAGCCGGGGTCTTCTGACCCCGGCATTCTTCCCCAAGGAGGGCCGAAAATGGCCGAAGAAAACTACGGAAACAACGGTGAACAGACCGTGAACTTTGAGTACGCCAATGGCTTCAAGGGCGTCGTGACCATGAGCGCCGCGAAGGCCATGGAGACCAAAGGTGCTGGCACCATCGTCAAGGGCGTTCCTAAAGCCCCGAAAGAACCCGTCAAGGCGGACGGCGACAAGTGAACCTCCTGGCCCAGGCCGAAGCCGACAACTCATTCATTCTCGAAGACGCTGTCAACGGTTTCGGCCGAGCCATGACCTACACGAGCCCCGATGGCTCTGTGATCATCGTGCTCACGGGCCAGGTGATTCGCCGTGGAACGAAGCTCGACCAGGCCACCGGACTTCCCGTGGCCGGAGACGAGGCGAGCGTCACGTTCCGACTCTCAACTTTCCAGGCCGCCAACCCCGGACTCTTGCCCGTCAAGGGCGGCAAGATCGCCACGACCGATTCGACCGGAGCGGCACTGACCTATGTTATCCCAGCCGATGGTATCCAGCTCGACCGCACCGCTGGCCGGTGCACCATCACGAACCTCAAGTTGGTGGCATCATGACGCTACTCGGCAGAGGCTTCGACGACCTTCTCCTCGACAACCTCGTCACCATCCTCACGGCCTACGTCACAGCGCAGAAAGCCGCCTACCTGGCCGTGCATCCGGGCGCCAGCGCCCAGGATATACAAGAGGCCGTCGGCTTCACCGCCGAGCGCGACCGCCTCGCTGCGCCGAACGACTCCGAACTCGCAAACGGCCCCATCGTGAGTATCTACGCCACCATGGGCAACCCGTCGCAAGGCGGGCCATCCCGCGACAATGACCAGCAGACCTTGACCGTCCAAATCGACCACTATGTCGCATCCGGCGAACAGCTCGCGGGCGGCGGCGACAAACTCGCCATGGCCCGGCTCTACTATCTCAAGGACCAGGTGCGCGATGCCATGTTCGCCAAGGCGAACTTCGACCTCGGCTTCGCTCAAGGCGTCTGCGGCTCACGCAAGTGGGGCCGCTGGCAGGTAACTCCCCAGCCCGTAGAGGGCGAAGCTTGGACCATCTCGGGCTCATGGTCCTTTGACCTGGACTACAGTTTCACGCCTCAAGACCTGACCATGCTGGACCTCAATATCGTGAGCGTCAACGTCGACAAAGACAACGCCCAGGCTCCCACGTATAAGACGCGGTGGTCGGGACTTTACACCGTACAAGGAGGCCCGTAATGGCCATCACTTTCAGCTTGCTTCCGTCGGGGCTCGTCGCCTCGGCTGTCGGCATCGAAAACGTCTACCGCAAAAACGGCCGCGTCCCCGCCCAACAGCGCATCGCCCTCCTCGGCCAGTACCTATCGACCAAGACGCCGACGAACAACCTGCCGGTAGCCGTCACGACCGCCGACGACGTCGCCGCTTTGGCCGGCTACGGCTCCCAGGCGCACATGATGGCGCTCTCGCTCTTCGCCGAAATGGGCGCCTCGCCGATCCTGGTCGACTGGTTCCCCATCGCCGACGGCACCACGGCCAAGGTCTACACCATCACGTTCTCCGGCGCCGCCGGATCGCAGGGTGTCTGGCGCGTCTACATCCTCGGCAAGAAGTACGAAATCAGCGTCCTCTCGGGCGATACGGCCATCGCCTCGGCGACCGCGCTGACCAACCTCATCAACGCCGATCAGAACTGCGTGTTCACGGCGGCCAACGGCGGCACGGCTGTCTGCACCATCACCGCCAAGTGGAAGGGTCTTTCGTCCGATCTGCTGGACGTGCGCAAGAACTATGTCGCATCCGACGTCAACCTCGTGCCCTCGACGCAGACCATGGTCATCGCCTCCAGCGTGTCCGGCGCCTCCGACCCCAGCCTGTCGACCGCGCTCGGCAACTTCGGCCAGACCTTCTACACCATGATCGTCACCGCGCTGAACGACACGACCGCCGCGGCGGCCATCGAAGCGACCTTCACGGCCCGCATCGACCCGCTGGTCAAGATGCCGGTCTTCGGCGTCCTTGGCTACGTGGACACACGGGCCAACTTCATCACGGCCATGGGAAGCCGGAATAATCCCGGCTCGGTTTATTTCCCGGTCGAAGGATCGCCCTCTCACCCCGGACAGATCAGCGCCGCCATCGTCGGCATGATCGCCCCGAGTGCCGCCAGCGACCCCGCGAGGCCGTTCAAGAACCTGGTCAGCAAGACCTTGCTCCCTGGCACGGGCGCGGCTTGGACCGTGAGCCAGGCGAACGCAGTCGAACTCGCGGGCGGCTCGGCCTTCAAGGTCAACGCCGCGGGGCAGGTCAGCATTTTCGATCTGGTCACGACATATAAGACCAACGGCGCGGGCGCTCTGGACATCTCTTGGCAGTACCCCGAGGCGATCACGAACACCCAGCGCAAGCTCTTCGATCTCGACACAATGCTGTCCTCGGCGCCGTTCGACCGGGCGAAGATCATCAGCGACTCGGACATCGCGGCCAGCGAGTATGCCCTGAGCCCGAAGAAGATCGGCGGCTACTTCATTGACCTATATGAGCAGTGGGTCGCCGCGAACTGGTCGACCAGCCGCGACACCATGGCCGGGACCATCAGCGTCGAAGTCGATGGATCGAACCCGAGCCGGATCAATGTCGAGTTCACGGACTACATGGTGGTCGGACTGCGCGTCATGGCCGTCAAGAGAAACTGGGCGCTCGGCGCCGCGTAAGCAAAGGAGCACAAGATGGGCATCAGAGCCGGTCAGATTCGGCAATTCACGTGGTACGGCAAAGAGTTCGATCCGACCTCGGACATCGACCTCACCCTGCGCATCTCTGCGCCCGGCCAGAACGGCATCATCATCCTCGAGAACACCGCCAACGGAAACGGAACCATTCATACGAAAGGAAATCGTGAGCTGGCTGGCTTCGACGGCGGCGCGTTCAGTTGTAACTGGACCCAGAAGCCGGTCGAGTTCCTGCAGACCAAGGCGGCGGCTGGTATCCCTGGCCCAGTGACCATCACGCTCATCGACGGCACGACCTACCGTGGCAGTCTCGCGCCCGAGGGCGCCATTGAAGCGAGCACAGGCGCTGGTACCGTCACCTGCGCCGGCCGTGGCCAAAAGTTGGAGCAGGTCTGATGGCTGGCTTTGCAGACACCGACGAAGGCCGAGAAGCCTGCAAGCTGGCCCTGATGGAACTGGCCGAGGCGTTCGGCGTTCCTGACGGGGTACTTGACCCGCTTATGCCCATTGCCATGGAAGGCCGCCTATACCTCAAGGACGGCAAAGTAGCCTATATCCTGGCCAAGCCGTTCAAGCTCAAGAATGAGGAAAAGTTCGACCGCGTCGAGCTCCGAGAGCCTGAGGCCCCTGACTATATGGCCTACTCCAACGGTATGACGATCAACGTCAATCGCGCGACAGAAATGGCTAGCTTCGACCCTGTCTTCGTCTTCAAGAGAACAATGAAAGCCGTGTCAGTACTATCCGGCGAAGGCGTCGGCATCGTCGACCGTTTCAGCGTCCGCGACATCCGTACCCTAGGCGAGGTGTGCGATGCTCTGGGTTTTTTCGAGTAGAGCCCGCCGACGTCGAGCGGATGCTCTGGACCGTGGGCGCGCGCTTCCACCTGGACGGCACGGCATGGAGCCTTCGGCGGCTTGAGTTCTGGTACCGAGGCGCCGGAGAGTTGTATCGCGAGGAGCAGGGCGCCATCGCAGATTTAAGAAAGGAGTCGGGCGGTGGCCGGAACTAAGCAGTTCACGATCTTCACAAAGTTCGCCGTCAAAAACGGCTTCTCGGGCCCCGTTCTCGCCATGTCCAGGACCGCCGACAAAGCGGCTATGCACATTGACAAGGTCCGAGCTGGCGCTCTCAAGATGGGCAAGAATCTAGGTTCGGGTCTAGCCGCTGGTGGAAAGTTTCTCGGCGGTATTGCTCTGGCCGCTGGAGCTGCCGGAGCGGCCGTCTTTTCGCTCGCCAAGGCCACGGAAGAGAGTGCCGACAATATCCAGAATACCGCGAACGCCCTCGGCATCACAACGAAGGCCCTGCAGGAATACCGCTATGTCGGCATCCAAGCCGGGCTGACCACGGAAGACATGGACGCCGCACTCCGCAAGCTGACGGTCAACCTTGGCAAGGACTCCGGCGATGTCGAGAACGCGCTCTACCAGATCGGACTCACCGCCGAACAGCTTAAAGCCGCAGGTCCCGACCAGACGCTCGAGATGATCGCCAACGGCTTCAAGGATATTCAAGACCCGCAGAAAAAAGCCGCCGTGGCAACGGCGCTCTTTGGAAAGTCCAGTATCCGCATGGTCAACGCCCTGGACAGCGGCTCCGAGGGCATCAAGGGCCTGCGCAAAGAGGCCGAGGACATCGGCTATGTCATGGGCGGCGACACGCTCAAGAATGCCGGCGACTTTAATGACCAACTCGACAAGCTTTCTGCGACGGCCGTCGGTCTTCGTGATCGCCTAAGTGCCAAAGCCATCCCCGGCCTGCAGAAGTTCACGGCATTCCTGCAAAAAGGAATCCAACCCGGCGGCCGCTTCGACAAGATCCTCAACAGTATCGGAGGAACCCTTGGCAAGGCCGGAACGTTCATAGGCCCGCTGTTCGACAAGCTGATGAGCCATCTTCCGAAATTTCTCGACTTCATCGGGAATCTCATCGATGCCGTCAAACCTCTTTTCGAGCCGCTGATGAGCTTCATTGAACAGATTCTCACCACGGCCGAAAAGCTCATGCCGCTCATCACGACCATCGTCAAAACCGTGGCGACGGTGCTAGGACCGATCCTGGACACCATGACAGGGATACTCAAGATGGTCGACGACGTGCTGTCGTCAGGAGTCAAAGTCCCAGCAGGCTTTGGTGGCGGTACAGGCGGACCCGAAGGCCAGCGCAAAACAGCCGCCCGCCTCGGCATGGGCCTGGACAAAAACGGAATGCCCATGAGCCCGGCGACGAGTGTGCTATCGTCGAGCACAACGAATACCAGCCGCGTACAGATAGACGTCGGCAACCTCCCGCCCGGCTCGAGCGTGAAGCAGGATAGACCCGCGCCAGGCGTCACGCTGAACACTGGAAAGATGGTGAAGAAATGAGCTTCGACCCACCCCGCCAGTGCAAATACACCAGCCCCTCCGGCGTAGTCTCTGTCCTCGGCTTCGACAGCCTCGAGCGCGATGGCGCCAAGAAACTCGCCGTCAACGAACCGCCGCAACAGAACCGCGCCGAAGTGCAGGACTTGGGAAACTCCGGTATCCGCTTCCCGTTGACGGTTTACATCAACGGCCCGACGTATCAAGCGGACGCAGACGCCTTCTTTGCGGCGCTGTCAGAGCACTACGACCGCGATACCCCGGCAACGCTCGCGCATCCACGCTGGGGCGACGTGCTGGTCTGCCCGACAACCTGGACGCAGGTCGAGCAGTTCGTTGAGGGCATGGGCGAGGCCGTATTCACCCTCGAGTTTATCCGCATCGACCGCGAGGCTCTATTCCCGGCCACTGGCAATGACGCCGGGGCCCAGCTACAAGCCGACAACGATGCCGCCGCGGCAAGCGCACAAGCGGGCTACGGAGCGAATGGCGTACCGACAACACCGGCCGACGTGGCGAACGTGACCGCAAAGTCGGGAAACCTGCTGTCCAACATCGGGTCAAGCCTGCGCGGAATGGCTTCCGCCGCCTCAGACCTCGGCGCACAGTTCCAAGCGGACCTGGATTCGGCACTCGGTGCCGTCGACGATCTAGTGGCCGACCCGATCTTGCTGGCGCAGACCGTCATGAGCCTCGCCCGCGCTCCGGCGAATGCCGTCATCGCCATCGGCGACAAGGTCACCGAGTACCAAAACATGATCGCCAATATCGGGCTCTCGACGGCGAACAGCTACGCCGAGGCCGAGCTCATGCTCTTGGGCCTGGGTGCCGCCGCGGCGGGTGCCAGCGACTCGACGCTGACGGGTGACCTAGACACCCGTACCGCTGCCGTCGACGTGGCTGACGGCCTTGACGATATGCAGACGGCGATTCAGGACCAGATCGAAGCCGCCGAGGCCCTGGGATGGCTCCCAGACGCCGACACGGTGGCGAACATCATGCAGATGCTTTCGCGGTGCAGAGCGCGGATGCTCCAAGCGTCATTCGACTTGCCGACGGAGCGCCACTATATCACGAGCGGTCCCATTGACCCCATCAGCCTCATCAAACAACTCAAGGGTACGTTCACGGAAGCAGACCTTGACCAAGCGATCAAGGATAACGACCTGTCGGACGAAGAGTTCTTCCTCTTGCCGACGAACTTCAACTGGGTGTGGTATGCCTGACCCCATCATCACCCTCAAAGCCGCCGGCCTCTCGCTGACTAGCTTCGACGCACTGACGGTCCAGCGCGACCTGGACGCCTTCGCGGACTCGTTCAGCTTCACGATGCCCAGCCGCGACGACATCCGAGCCAAGATCAAGCCGCGCGGCTACGAGACCGCCGAGGTCTGGTTCGGCTCGTCGAAGGTCATCACCGGCCGCATCGAAAAGCCGAGCGGCAACTTGACGCAGTCGAGTCTCAACCTCGAAGGCCGGAGCGCCACCGCCGTCATGCTCGACTGCTCCATGCCCTCAGCGCCCGGCTACACCGTGAGCCGTCACCAATGGGGTGGCCTGACTCTCGGCAAGATCGCCAAAGTTCTGGCCGACCCCTTCGGCGTCCTCGTGAGCCTTCCCAACGGCGATAGCGTCGCGCTCCCGGACCCTACGGTGAGCGGCGACATGGACAAGCCGGGCGATTTCCTGCAGGGCCTCGCCCATGATCTCGGCTGGGTCTTCAACGCCGATGCCGAGGGCCAGCTTGAACTTTTGCGCCCCAACCCCAAGGGCAATCCGATGGCCAACCTAGTCGAAGGGCTTGGCGGCCTTCTCGACGTTGACGTGTCGGTCGACGGCACGCAGTTTTTCAGCGAGTTCAAGGTCATCTGGACGGCAGGCGGCTTCAATTCCCAGGTCGGCTCGTCGATTGACCCGGGCGTGAAGCAGTATCGCCCCACGTCGCGCATCTTCGGATCGGGCACGCTCAAGGAAGTAAACACCGCGGCCAAGTGGGACCGCGCCACCAGCTATGCCAATGCCGTAAGCATCAGCGCTGAGGTCGGCGACTGGCAAAGCGACGCGGGTGAGTTCTGGGAGCCTGGCCGGATCGTGACGCTCTACTCGCCAAAGGTGTGGATTAACAAGCCTACGCCGCTCATGATCGCGGGCGTGACGTATCGCCTATCGGCCGGCGAGGGCCGCAAGGCAACGCTCCGCCTTGTGATGCCGTCGACGTACTCGGGCGAACCGCCGGAGGCATGGCCATGGGATTGATGGACATCGCCAAGCAGTACAGGCTCACCAACGCGACGGTGAAGACTCCCGCATCGTCTGCCGGACCCGCCGTCGTCGTCACGGCGTCCGACGGCAACGGCGACTCGATGACGCCAGAGGTGTGGAGCGTGCACGGCGTCTGGTCGATGCCGCCAGATAACACGTTCGGCATCCGTTTGCCCGTGGGCGGCGGCAACTTCGGCGCTGTGGTGGCGACGCACCATTACAAGACGCCGCGCCCGACGCTCGCAAAGGGTGAGACGGCGATAGGCTCGACGTCGGCTGACGGCACGTCGCTCATGGCCTCGGCGAGGTTCTACGCCGACGGCAAGATCGCCGTGGCGAATGCGACGAAAGACCTCCTGACAATCCTGAACGGTTTCGTCGACGCCGTGGCCGCTGGCGTGACCGTGAGCGGCGGACCCTTCAACCCGGCAAGCATCGCGGCCATCAACGCCGTCAAGGTGCAACTGGCGCTTCTCCTCAAGGTGCCGGTATGAAAAACGACGGAGGCGTGATAGCATGGCAGGCATGACCACGATCAGCGACCCCTACGGCGGCGACCCGCTCATCTACGACATCGGCGACGGCGCGGACCTCAACGTCCAGGGCGGTCAGCCGCGCATGTCCTCGGGGCTTGAGAACTATGCTTACCTCTGCCTATTCGTCGACGCGAACTGGTGGGGAAACGACATCGACCCTGCGAATCCCGGAGCTACAGGCTCGAAACACTTCCTGCCCCTTCTTGACGGTCTCAAACTGACGCCGTCGGCGCTCGACGACCTAGAAGCCGCTGCGGCGCTTGACTTGTCTCCCATGACTGAAGAGAGCGTCGTCAAGTCTGTCGACGTCTCGGCGTCCATAACCGGCATTGGGAGCGTAGGGCTGGAACTCACGTTCACTGAACTCGACGGAACCGTCACTGTCGTGCGGTGGAAGCTGAACTGGGCACGGATCGCGGAGGATGCATCGTGATTGCCCCATGGTACGCCCTGATTTACCACGACCTCAACCGCATCGTCGCGCGCCGGGGGTGGAACATTGCTCTGCACGGGTCCATGGCCCGCGATCTTGATTTGATCCTGATTCCGTGGGTTGAAGACGCTGACCACATCGACGCCGTGATTGACGACATCCGGGTTTTTGTCGAAGGCAAAGCGAACGTCAAAGCCCGTGAACGCGCCGACAAGAAACGGGGCGTGAATACTCGCATGGGACTTGCCCATTACGCCGTCGAGAAAAAGCCCCACGGCAGGGTAGCCATTACCGTCCGAATCGGATGGTCAAGGTACGAACTCGACATCTCCATCATGCCCCGCGTGGAGGCGACCCCATGACCATACCCACCTTCGTCACGCTCCGCGACCAGATCGTCAGCTACATCGAAACGCGACTGAACCAAAAAGTACCGCTCCTGACTCGCGCCTTCATCCGCGTCCTCGCCTCGGCGCTGGCTGGCGTCCTTGGCCTCGCGTACCGTTTCATCGCGTGGTGCTTTGACCAGACCCAGCCGACGACATGCAACGAGTTCTTCCTAGGCATCTGGAGCACTCGCTACGGCGTGACGCGAAACGCCGCCGTGGCCGCGCAGCTCACGCTCACGGTGACAGGCGTCGAAGGCTCGACGATCCCGAACACGACGCTCTGGACCACGCAGTCCGGCCTCGTCTACCAGCAAACGGGCGGCGACGAAGTCATCACTGGGGGCGTGGCCGCGCCCGTCGTGACGTGCCTCACACTTGGCAGTACGGGCAACCTCGCCGACGGCGCACCGATCAGCCTCGTCTCACCCTTGGCCGGCATCACGCCCGACGCCGTTGTCGCAACGCCGGGGACGGTCATCACAGGAACCGACCAGGACAGTGTTGCCACATGGCGCGCTGAGGTGGTCAACCGCATCCGCTACCGGCCCCAAGGCGGCGCAGTACCCGACTACGTCATCTGGGCGCTCGAGGTGCCAGGTATCGTCAAGGCGTTCGTCAAGAGCCCTGCCCCCGGCGACGTGAACGTCTACACCCTCGTCGACATCACCGGCACCGCCCGCGTCCCCGGAGCGCCGAAACTTGCGGAAGTGCTGGCGTACTTGAACGACCCCATCCGCAAGCCCCTAGCCGCGAACGTCTACGCGCCAGCTCCGACCGAGCGGACGTGCGGAATCACCATCACCGCGGCCACGATCAACGGCAACGCCCTTAGCGCCGCGCAAAAGCAGAGCGTGCAGGACGCCACCGACGCGGCGCTGTACGCCAGCTATCCGCGGCAATACCCAGACGAGCCTGCGCCAACGGATACTGTGAGCGTCGGCATGGTCTGGGCAGCGCTCCAGGCCATCGGCGCTACGGCGACTGGCGTGGCCATCAGCATCAGCGGAATCGGCGGCGGACCCTACGTCTTGCCCATCGGCGAAATCATCAAGCCGTCGGGGGCGATAACATGGGCGTAATCCTCTCGTCACTCCGAAGCCTCATCCAAGGCAAGCGCGGCCGGCTCGACCTCAAGGCCGACGGCGGGAACATCCTGGCCGGAACAGCCGACGCCATCGAGGATCTGAAAACTCAAGGCCACACCGTCATCACCGAGTCATGGCCCGGTACCGCCGTCGATACTCTCCCGCAGTGGCACGACACCCTGGGCGTAGCCTACGACCCAACAGCGCGGAGCACCACCGAACAGCAGACCATGCTCGAAGCGATGGAGACGGCAGTCGGCGGGATGACGCTGGCAAAACTGCAGGCTCAGCTCGACAAGGAGTTCGACGGGCGAGTGGTGGTGAGTGAAGCGAGTATCATAGGCGTCACGGGGCTGGAACGGTGCGGGCTTGGTCGATGCGGGCTCGCATCCTATGTGATTTACGCTCTGGGTTATGACGTGACGGGTACGGTTTACAGTTCCGTCGAGGCAGCCCGCGTGGCGGCAATCCTCCAGCGATACGCCCCGGCGCACTTGCAACCAAACTCTCTGCTCACGGACGTTTCGGCATCCTCAATTGCCATCACAGGGCTAGGCCGTGTCGGCATTGAAAGAACGGGGAAGGCATCATGAAATCAAAGGAGATCAACCATGTTTAGAACAGTAGCCGCAGGAAGTTCTGGCGGCGCATACGTCGATTACGTGGCTGGCGTCAACCCCGGAACTCTCAACGTGGCCGCCGACCGTAACATGACCCAGGAGGAGCTTTGCCACCTTGTCGAGGCCGTCGGATGGGCGCTGGACTCGGGCGACAGCTATCAGGTGCTCCGCTCATCCGTCGCGCTGTCCCATCAGATCGGCGAAGTGCTCATGCCAGAACTCAAACTCACCCCGATCACCGTGGCCGCGAGCCGGAGCACGACTAACCCTGGCTTTCCGTTGTACCTTCCCATCATCGACCGAACCGACGCCGACCACGACGTCCCCAGCACCCAGGCCCCCGACCTCGTGACGGCCTTCCGCGCCTACGCGGCTAACGTCCTGGGTTCCGCGAGCTTCACCGCGACTGTGGCCGGGTCGGTGCTGACGTTTGCTAATACGACGGCGAATAATGCGCTACTGCTGGCCATACAGGAAGACGCGCTAGTCCAGCGGTGGCTTTCGTCCTCGCAGTCGGCAACCTACGCTGGATCGGGTGGCGATTATTCGAATGGGCGATGCATCAACGTGGCTGGTACGGACTACGCCATAACGGCAGTGTCGACAGGGTCCAGGACCATCACCGTCACGGGCTCACCCACTACAGGTTCGCAAACCGTGATCTTCTACCCCTACCGCATCGCGGGCTCGTCTACGAGCGTCAGGCTTCACCGGCTCTCGGGCTTCGTGCCCGTAGCATCGGGAGACTCGGACGGCGTGGAAATTGACGGCATGAGGCACATGGATGCATTCCAGGGACACACTCAACAAGTTGTCGGTACCGCCGGTGTTGGAGGGGCATTGCAAATTCCAGTCGCAACAGCATCAAAAGGAAACGATTTCAATACACCACTTACAGGGGTTCAAACCGATGGTACCAACGGAACTCCGCGTGCCGGGAAGACCACGAACCCCCGTTCGCACTCCCGCCGCGCCTATACCTGGGTGCAGAGACTCTTGACTTGACAGACCGTAATGCTTGACATCCCGTGTACGGCGTATTACACTGGTGGGAGTGAGGTGCTGAGATGGTTCGTTGGCTGAAAATGATTTTTATGCTTCCATGGGCTCCGTCGAAAAAAGACCTTGAAGGGTTTCTCGATAGCGCGAGCCGTGGAATACGGAAGCGTTATGATGAGGCGGACGCGGACTTCAAGGCTCGCCTTCTGCTAGAACTCAAAAAGGAGACCACATGAGCCAATTTTTCTACACCGCAATTTTCCGACCCACCACGGGCGAAGTCCTGCGCGAGGACGGCTTCCTGGCCGCCGAGCACTTCGCCGACGAGGTGGAGCGCAACAAACGCGCCAAGCAATTCGAGACCCACGCCCGAAGCCTAGGCGAGACGGACCCGTGGATGGTGTACTCGGGGCAGGTGCCCGTCGAGGTC